GTTTTATAATCATACTCGATTCCTACAATATATTTTTCAGGGTCTTCACCATGTAGGAAATTTTCAATAACACTCTGAGAAATAACTTCTTTTGACATTTTCTTATATTTTTAGTGTGACTTATTATACTTACAGACACAGCTGTAATTTGTCTTAATAGTCAAAATATAAGAAAAAAAAATGAAAAAACAAAATTAGATGACCTGAATTGGATAAACCATTGCTCTGTATCTTAAACTCTCGTTAAGAAACTTAGCTTCGTTTGCCTTTCTTTCTAGCATTTTATCTGGGCTCATTCTTTCTAATCTCTTCATTAACTCTTCCCGCATCTTTTCTTTTTCATCACGAGCTTCCGTTAATAATGTTTGATAGTCTAATTTTATCTGACTGTCAGGAACTTGTAAGTCTCCAGAAAATTTACCCCAAATTCGAGCAAGAGCCTCTTTGCACATCGAAATAAAATATTTTCTCACCCAATTTCGTGCAGGTCCATTTAATTTATCCCATGTTAAAACTTCAGTATCAACATCTGAAGGTAATTTAACAATATCTTTATTTTTTTCAAGACAATCCTCATGATCCGTGGTATCGTAATACCAATACCATACTCTATAATTGTTACTACGAATTGAACCAAAATCAAATCTTCCGCCAGGTGTATTATAAAGATGAATCATTTTTCTTCCATCAGCTAACGCAGTGATTCGATATGTCAATTCACCACCAATTAATCTGTTTTTTAGGTTTCTGTCCTGCATCCTCAATAATAAGTCATACGCTGGTAACATAAAGTACGAACCTGACACGCCAACTTGAGCAAAACCACCAACACCACCAAAACCAACACCACCAAGACCACCAAACCCACCTAAAAATGGATCAATGATTGAATCAGTTAATTCCGCTCTTGTAAACCATAAAAGTTCATTAATTTCTCGACCCGCGGGAATAATATAAGTTTGAGTTCCACCAGATAATTCAAAATAATCTTTATGTAACGCATAATCACCGCCAGCTTGTAATCCCACAATTTTAGAATACGCATATGTGTATTGTGTCATATAATCTAGACTTCGTGTTGTAAAGGCTCGAGTTAAGGATTGATTATCTACATCGAGACCCGCCAATGAGGACCATTGATGTTCTATTAACCAGTCATTTACAAATTGTTCGTATTCACCCATTGATAATTCCAGTAAAGAATCCATTTGTTCTTCGGTGATCTCAATTCCGCGAACAGGCGCACCCAAAAGATGTAATGCTTGGGTATATAATCTTTCTCTTTCGGTTGAATTAATTAAAGTTAAGGACATAATATTTGTCTTTTTCATATAAATAGTTTATATTTTAATATGATAACATATAATTATGCTTTTTTTAAGGATTTATTTGATATAGGATGGGTCGGAATAAAAAAACCATTCTTTAACTGTGCCCAAAAAGTCTTTCAATTGTATTATGAACCAAAAGGACTTTGGAAACAACATCCAACCGATCCAAAAAAGAAATTCGGACATGTTGATGAGAATGGAGAATGGCATTGGAGTAATAGAGCAAACACAAATTCAAAGTTTTGTATGTTTATGTATTATGAGTGTATAGGTGTTGATCCTAAATTTTTTATTGATTTTGGAAATCCGAAATACCATAATGAAAACTCAAAAAGAATATGGTACTACATTTCTGAAAATTTTGAGGATTATTTCGAGCCATATGGTAAAAAATACAAAAAAGTAAGAAGAATATTCGAAAAATCATGGGCTGAAGGTGTTATTTCTTCAATAGCACTTGAAATTGCTCTTCGTTCTATCTATCGTGATATATTGAAAATCGATTATTCATTCGAAAATGGTGATAGTGATGATATGGAAGGTATTGATATGTCAGTATTTAAAAACGATGGAGGAAAAAAAACTATTCAAATCAAAAGTGGGTCGTTTATTGAAATATATGATGAATTTATTGTTCAGGGGGCTCCAAATGATCTAAAATACACTACTGATTGGTACGCGTATGTAAATGTTGATCTCCATTTAACAAGATTCATCATATTTAAAAACACAAAAAATCTAAAAAAAGAAGATGGCAGTACAAGAATACATATTCCAAAAGAAGATGTAATTAAATATGGAGAATTAGATATGAAACTACCTCAATTATTAAAAGCAATAATGGAAAAATGTGGAAAACTTGATATTTCGTTCACAATAACTAAAATTGGTGATGAAAGTTATATTGAGCAGGATAATGAATCTAATACTATTACAATAAATATAGTGGATTCAATGGATAAAGAATTTCCAATAGAATTAAAGAAGTTTTTAGAAGAATTAAAATAGTTCTTTTAATAGCTCTTTTGCAAAATTATCTGAATATTCACCATCACCCATTACTTGTTCAATAACATCTTTTTTGCGTAACAAAATGTTATATACAATCTGTTCTATTGTATTTTCAAATATTGGATAATATACAAGAACATCTTTATTTTGTCCATGTCGATATGCCCGGTCTTCTGCTTGTGAATGATGAGATGGTACAAAAGATAAATCATTCATTATAACAACTTCCGCTGCAGTTAAATTTATACCTATACCTGCAGCCACAATGTTTCCGATTAATATTTTAATTTTGGGATCGTTCTGAAATCTTTCTTTTGCGTCTTCTCTTTTTGCTGACGACATTCTACCATCATATATTACTGAATTCTTAGGATACTTTTCATGTATCATATCCAATGGCATAGTGAAATTAGTAAAAACAATAACTTTTTTATCCAATTCAAGACATTTATCAATTAATTCATAAGTATATGGTAATTTTTCATATGCAATTACCTGTCTGATTTTCATCAATCGATTAATTGTTACCGCAATGCTCTCCTTTTTTCGTTCTTTTTCACTAATTCTCATGAATTCATCTAACTCTTCATTATAAAATGTACTATGAAGTTCTAAGAATAATGGAGAAATTGTCTTTTCTGGTAGTCCGGGTATTTCACTTTTTAGTCTCCTCAATACTAAATTCTTTGTTCTCTCCCGTAATTCATCCAAATTACTATGCCCACTGGTGCTCCAAATGTATCTACCATTGGATTTAAACTTAAATCCTTTACAATATCTCTTAACATAATGTTGCCAATTCAAAGTTACTGATGAATTAACGATTTTTAATAAGTTATAGTAGTTAATTGGTCTATTTGTCATAGGCGTACCTGTCAACAACCACACTTTTGGTATCTTTTTTAGTATATCATTCAGTAATTTTGTCCTATTTGCTGTTGTATTTGAGATATAATGAGCCTCATCTACTATTGCAAGTTCAAATTTCTCTTTTAAAATCAATTTTAAGTCATCATTTTCGTCTTTTTTATCCGTTGTATGATAATTTTTTAATATATCATAGTTAATTATGTAAAAATCATAGGTTGACCCCCATTTTCGACCTTCAACAATCAAAATTGGTCGATCTGAGTAGTTTTTTATCTCTTTTTTCCAATTAATTTTCACACTTGCGGGACAAACTATCAAAATTTTCTTTGCTTTTGACTCTAAAGCTGCTATTATTGCGGAAGTGCTTTTTCCAGTCCCCATATCATCTGCTAAAATGAATCGATCATTTGCTAATAATGCCTCAATTGCTCGTGGTTGCCATGGTTTAGGGGGTCTATGCTCGTATTTTGTATAGTCAATAGTGTAATTTAATTTTTTTTCGGGTTGTAAGACAGCACCTTTAGGTAACCAGTGAGCTTTTAAGGGTTCAGAGTCGAAAAATCGCCCCCAAATGTGATATGCCTTGTCAGATTCACATAAAAGCTTCTCGCACCATATTTTTTCAACAGGTTTTACTAACAATTTATCTTCTTGAAGTTTTTCTCCGAAAGCGGGAACAATATTTATGTATTTTCTAGCGATTTTTGGAACAATTTGATGATATTTGAGTATATAATCGGCTTGTGTTCGTGCTAGCTTAAAATTTTTCTGTCTTAGGGCTTTTAATTTCCACTCTAATATCTGATTATTTGCACCTTCGTATGTTAATAATATATCTCTCGCCTCAATTTCAGGTATATTCATATCTCTTAATATTTTATAATATAAACAAATACAACAAAATTGTGAAGTATTTATAATATAATATATACCACAACATTTCATTTTGAAACTATTTATTAATAATGGAAAATAAATTACCCATAACGAGACTTTCTAAGTTTTTTTCTGAAGATGATTATAATTTACATATTCAAATGGGACAGGAATATCTACATGGAGATTTGAATATGAAATTAGTTTTATATTCGGTTGATAGGACGACTACTGATACTGATGATGTATATGCTGAGACAATTAAAAGTAATATTAAATACAAACCACCAGTTGAATTTAATGCTATTGTTAAAGTTGACGAAGCGAAAAATCAAGCATACAAATCGGGTCAATTAAGATATCTTGAACCAGGTAATCTAACATTTTCGGTTTATACAAAACATTTAGAAGATTTAAAAATTGATATACAATTTGGTGATTATATCGGATATCCTGATAGTGAAAAAAGAGTTAGATTTTATAATGTCGTTAATGATGGAAAAATTAACGCAGATAATAAACATCATCACTTTGGATATAAGCCATCATACCGGACATTAATTTGTGCACCAGTGCAAGAAAACGAATTTAAAGGAGTATAATATGTCGTTACCGAAAAAAAATAATATTAATGTATATAGACAAGTTGGTTCTGAACCATCCTCAAAGGAATTACTTGAACGAAGACAAGAACTACTGGAAAAAATTACACAGCACGATACCTATTTACCCGATGACATTCTTCATGATGATTTGGATAAAGGAATGTTAGAGTTTGTTAAAGATAATTTTAAAGTTATTTCAGACGGCGAACAAATACCGATTATTCCGAAAATATTAACCGTTCAAAGATGGGGTGAGATTTCAAATAACTGGACTTTTGCTGATGAAGACAGGAACATAAAAGTTCCATTTATTGCAATTATAAGAAAACCAGATGTTCAACCAGGTACAAATCCAATAGTACAAAGAACAATTCCTGAAAGAAGACAATTTCATTATTCAACTGTAAAAACATGGGATGGCAATCAGATGGGAGCTAATGTTTATAAAATTCCACAACCTGTTCCTGTCGATATTTCTTATGAAGTAATTATTGTTTGTCAAAAATTCAGGGATCTTAATCGATTTAATAAAATTGTATTACAAAAATTCTCATCACGACAATCATATACATTAGTAAAGGGTCATTATATCCCATTGATATTAGATAGAATTAATGATAGTTCACCAATTGAATCACTAGAAAGTCGTAGATTTTATTTACAAAATTATGACTTTACGATGTTAGGATTTTTAATTGATTCGGAAGAATTCGAAGTAAAACCCGCCATTAATCGTGCTATAATGTTATATGAATTTCTAGATACAAAAAATTATACAAAAAAATACGAAAATAAATCAATTGAAATTATTACTGCAACATTTACTGGCGATGGATCTCAAACTACATTTAATGTCGGTGAGAGTATTGGTGAATTATTTTTTGTCGCGATAAATGGTCAGTTACAACAAAAAGATATTGATTATTATTGGATGTATGGAACACCTAGAATTACATTTGTTACACCACCAATTCCAGGTGCTACAATAACAATTGTATATTATGCGGGAAAAAGTAACATATTTCAAGATTCTTATGGTAGATTATTATTTTTTGCAGTACAGTATTATGAATATGATGGGTCATCATTAACATTTACTACCGATCATGAAATTGTTGATGTTATTTATGTTGAAACAAACGGATTAGTTGAGGAGGAAATTAATTTTACATTTTCAGGAAATCAGTTTACATATTTAATAGAACCAATTATTGGTTCGAGGATTGGTATTGGGTATTTAAGATAATTCAGGTTTCATCCCCATATATGTCTCTTTTTTTGGGTTTAGATAGTTCGTCTATCCATTTTTCGATTACTCTATACATTTTTAATCCCGTTTTTTCGCAATGAGACTTTAAAATTTCATGGTGTTTCTCGCTGATTTTTATATTCTTAGTTTTCGGTTTCATATCTATAGATAAATAATGATAAAAAAGGATAAATTACTATCCACGAAATTTTTTTTCACATAATCTTTGGGTAAAAAACAGATATTTATTAATAATAAAAGTAATAATAAAATTTTAACTAAATAAAAATCAATGGCAACATCTAACAGAGTATTCGTTTCTCCAGGTGTATACACATCTGAGAAAGATTTAACATTCGTAGCACAAAGCGTAGGCGTAACCACATTAGGATTGGTAGGTGAAACGCTAAAAGGTCCAGCATTTGAACCTATTTTAATAAGAAATTATGACGAATTCAGAACATATTTTGGTTCAACATCTCCGCTAAAGGACGGCAATGGAAACCCAGCATTTGAGCTTCCATATTTTGCTAAAGCATATTTGCAGGAATCAAACCAATTATTTGTCACAAGAATTCTTGGTCTAACGGGTTATAAACCATATAAAACATTTGGAATAAAAACTTTAGGTGGTGTTGCATTTGATGATACGGTCGTACCAAACGAGACATCGGGTCTTTCATTCTTGATGTCGGGTGTTATTGACCCTATTCTCGAACAAAATTTAAGTGGAAAAACTGCAACAACTGGTGCTAGCGTTATTGAATTTATAACAGATGGAACATATAACGATAATGATTGGTTTACTATCGGTTTAGTTCCCGAATCCGCATTATTATCTTTAACTGGAACACAAGAAGTTGGACCAATTGGTAATTTTACGAATCATGAGTGGTATAATAAATTTTTCTACGAAACTCTTGGTGAGGTTGCGGGTGTTTATTCTTATTTATTTGAATATAGTTCAGCGGAAACTGGATTTACTGTTACATTATTTGATTATACAGGTCAAACTGTAAACTCATATAATAATATAGTAGTCGCAGCATTAAGGTCTCGTGGGATATATTCACAATCAACACTTAATTTGAAAGTAACCCAAGATACTGGATTTACATTATCAGGAGATAGTGTTTTAACTAATCCAATGGGTGAATTTATAGTAACAATAAGTCCTGATACTGGTGCAACTAAAACATTTACTTGTTCCTTAGATTTAACATCAACCAAATATATAACAAAAGTATTGGGTGTGGATGTTTTTGATAAAAATCAAAACGACTTTCCATTATATGTCTTTGAACATTATCCAAGACTACTTGACGCGTTGTATGATCGTGGATTGGTGAGAGGTATTAGTTTAGATCCTGTTTACGATCTAACTGGTGATGACTTTTTAAATAATTGGACGACGGCATCATCACCATATGTTGTTTCTGAAGTTCGTGGTGGTACTGTTGCGGATTTATTTAGAGTTATAGCAATTTCAGATGGTAATGCATCAAATGCTCAGGTAAAGATTAGTATAATTAATGTCGATTTAGATACTGCAGAATTTGATGTCCTTATTCGTGATTTTAACGATACAGATGAAAATATGGTTGTCTTGGAAAGATTTTCAAGATGTTCGATGAATCCAGATGTACCAGGTTATATTGCACTAAAAATTGGAACATCTGACACAGAATATGAATTGAGGTCAAAATATATTATGTTGGAAATGGCTGACGATCATCCAACAGACGCAATCCCCGCGGGATTTAGAGGTTTTACTTCAGATTCGTTAACTGGCCAAAATTACATTGGTAATGTACTTTATAAAACAGAATATTACAATGCGGGTGATGTTGTTACTTATACAAATGGTGTTCCTGATGATTTTTCTGGCGATAGAATAAAGAGAGTAATGCTTGGTCTGTCCTCACAAGTAAAATATGATAATGATTTATTTAAATTTAAAGGTAATTTACCATCAATAACAACACCAGGATTCCATTTATCTTCACAAGCGTCAGTAATTACAGGGGCAACAATCACTGGGTTTGAATTTGATTGTACACCATATAATTTAGAAGGTTCAGATAAAGGTAAATTAGAGGATGTTCCAAATCGTAAATTCACATTCGCATTAATGGGTGGATTTGATGGTTGGGATATCTATCGTCAATCAAAAACATTTGGTGATCAATATAAATTTGGTAAATCATCATATGATGACAATAATACAACTAATGGTGGTGTGTTTAATCCTAGTGTTGGAAATTCAGATTATTATGCGTATCTTCAGGGTATTGAAACATTTAATAACCCCGAAGCTGTTAATATAAATGTTTTTGCAACTGCGGGTATTAATTTTTATGACCATTCATCTTTAACAGAAGAGGCTATTGATATGGTTGAAAATGATAGAGCGGATTCACTTTATATTATCGCAACGCCAAATGTCCAAACTGTTGATGAAATAATCGGTCTAGTAGAAGACATTAACTTAGATTCTAATTATTCGGCATTATACTGGCCATGGATACAGGTTAGAGATAACGAAAATTCAACACAATTATATATACCACCAACAGGTGAAGTGTTGAGAAATATTGCTCTAACAGATAATGTAGCTTACCCATGGTTCGCAGTTGCTGGTTATGCAAGAGGATTGGTAAACGCAATTAAAGCGGCTAAAAAGTTAACTCTTGATGAAAGAGATGATTTATACCGAGTAAGAATTAACCCAATTGCAACATTTTCAGATACAGGACCGATAATCTGGGGAAATAAAACACTTCAGGTGAGAGAAAGTGCTTTGGATAGAATTAATGTACGAAGATTACTACTTAGAACTAGAAAACTTGTATCTGCAGTTGCAGTAAGATTAATTTTTGAACAAAATGATGAACAAGTTCGAGCTGAATTCGCAAGATTAGTTAATCCAATTCTTGAAGCAATTAAGAAAGAAAGAGGATTATATGATTTCCGTATGGTTGTTTCGAATGATCCAGAAGATTTCGATTCAAATACTCTTAGAGGTAAAATTTACATTAAACCAACAAGATCACTTGAATATATTGATATTGAATTTGTAATCACACCAACAGGTGCATCATTTGAGAATATTTAACAAATATTTAAGAAAAGAAAAGGGTTAACCAATCGTTGAAAGTTGTTCGTGTTGATAAGCACGAATTTGAACTTGAAACTGGCGATGTGTATCCAATACCTTTCGAATTGATTACACATTGTAAAGATTGTGTTCCAGTAGAACCAATTCAGACTAAGATAACAATGAAGACTGAAAATTTGCAGAAAAAACAATAATCGAATAATGAAACTCATCAGGTCAACCAAATGTAGTTTGAAGTTCAGCACGAAGAAAAAGATGTTGGAACTAACAACCATTCTCAATGAATACGGGAAGGTCGTTAATATCTTCATTCAGTACTTTTGGAATAATCCTGATAAAGCAACCAAAGTCCTTTTGTTAAAAGACATCGTTGACATCCCCGAAACATGGCTTTCCGCAAGGCTAAGAAAGGTTGCAGCCAGAGAAGCAATTGATATGGTCTTAGCCACTAAAGAAAGGTGGAAAGATAAACCCGCAAAGATGGTGATGCCTGTTCACAAGGGAAACAGAATGTATGTATCCTGCACAATTGCTGATTTAGTTCCGTCAAAAGATTCGTCAGTATTCGATGCTTGGTTACATATCGCAAGTATCGGTAACAAGATGATTATGGACTTACCAATAAAATACCACAAGCATTTCAACAAATACAATACCATCGGTAAGAGGTTGAACTCATATATCATTACCAAAAACTATGTTCAGTTTAGTTTCGAAATCCAGACTTTACCAAAGAAAGAAGGTAAACTTTGTGTTGGCGTTGATACAGGCATCAATGCTCTGGCATCTGTAAACAACGGAAATCAATACGGAAAGGATATTAAAGGTTGTATTGAGAGAATAAAAAGATGTAAGCAAAAGTCCAATGGTTATTATGTTGCCAAAAGAGCGTTGAAACAAAGAATTGATGAAATTGCAAAAGAAATTATAAAAACAGAAGACCCAGATTTAATAGTTGTTGAACAACTGAAAAATATGGGAAATAAAACAAAGGTCAAACGCTTGTTGACCAAAAATATCAGGCGTTCTATCGGAACTTGGAATTGGAAGTACTGGCTGAAGAGGTTAGAAATGCAATGCGAATTAAACCGTGTTTCGTTCCGCAGTGTTAAACCTTATTATACCAGCACTACCTGTCCTACATGTGGTCATTCCGATAGGTTGAACCGAAATGGAGAGATATTTTTGTGTCAGAAATGTGGTCACGCTGACAATGCAGATATAAACGCTGCCAAGAATATTTTGAATCGGTTTCTCACGGGACTCTACGGTGCTCGTTACAAAAATTTGGATGTGCAACTTTGTGCAAGTTCAAATTAACGGTAGAATATTCTACCTTTTTTATTTTCATTTTCCCCAGAATTATACTAGTACCTAGTGATCTTTTTCTTTTTTTATTTTATATTTTAGGTCCAAAATAATACTAGTATTTTAGATCTGGATTCTGGACCAGAAAAATACGAAAAAAAAATGAAAAAGTCAAGCGAACTAGTATTTATTGCAATAATTAAATAAGAAAAGCAATTATTACTGGGGAAAAAATCTTTAAATCTCAAATAGGCGCAACTTTTCTAACTTTAATATATTTATAATAAAATAATAAACATTTTTAACAAGAAATAAAATGGCAGATTTATTAATGAAGATGCCGGTTCCATATGAACCGAAAAGAAAGAATAGATTTATACTAAGATTCCCTTCGAGTTTAGGTATAAATGAGTGGTATGTTTTTTCAGCCGCACGACCAAAAGCAACAATCAATGCAACAGAAATTCCATTTTTGAATACATCAACATATGTAGCAGGAAGATTTGTTTGGAATGAATTACCAGTAACATTTAAAGACCCAATTGGTCCATCGGCTGCTCAGGCTCTTATGGAGTGGTTTCGTTTACATGCGGAATCTGTTACGGGTAGAATGGGATACGCTGCTGGTTATAAAAAAGATGTTGAACTAGAAATGCTTGATCCAACGGGTGTTGTTGTTGAAAAATGGATACTTCAAGGTACATTTTTAACTAACCTGGATTTCGGTGATTTGGAATATTCACGAGATGAACTAGCAACAATTAATGTTAGTTTACGAATGGATCGTTGTATACAGGTTTACTAAAAAATACATGTTATCTCTTGATAATGTGATTAAATTCCCATATATTATTCGTATATGGGAATTTTTAATGCTTAAAATTTCATTTTTAATAATTATATAAAAAACGATACCATGAGTGAACTCAAAATCGATCCTTCAATATCATATGATGTTGTTGAATTACCAAGTAGGGGTATTATATATCCAAATAAAAAGAAATCTGTTAGAGTTGCTTATTTAACTGCAGCAGATGAGAATATTTTATCGTCTCCAAATTTAATTGCATCAAATAAAATCGTTGATGAATTATTAAAACGCAAAATATTAGATAAAGATATTAATGCTGATGAATTAATAGAAGAAGATCGCCAAGCGATTTTAATTTTTTTAAGAAATACAGCGTTTGGTACTGAATACACATTACATTTGACCGATCCAAAAACAAATGAAAAGTTTCAATCTGTTGTTGATTTATCTTCATTAAAATTTAAAGATTTTACCTTAACTGAAGATGAACGAGGTGAGTTCCAATATTTTCTAAAAAAGAGTAATGTTAATATAACATTTAAATTCTTAACTCAAGTACAGGAAAAAGAATTGGACGAAATTGAGAAAAGTTGGAATGGTGTTGGTGTTGCTCCGATAATGACAAAAAGATTGGAGATGATGATTAAGTCAATAAATGGGAATAGGGACATGATGCAGATACATCAATTTGTTGAAAATAAAATGCCGATTAAAGATTCTCAAGACTTCAGAAAATATGTGAATGAAAATAAACCAGGTATTGATTTATCACAAACTGTAACGGCCCCATCTGGAGAAAATATCCAAGTAAATATTGGATTTGGGGTCGAATTTTTTCGCCCTTTCTACGGAATATAGAACAGGTCAATTAAAGGAAATTCTTTTTTTAATTAAACGCGGATTTTCATATACCGATGTTCTTCTAATGCCCGTTTTTATTAGAAGATATTACATTCAATATATATCAGAAATAGAAAATGAAAACTAATCTATTTATATGATATAATATATACTATGGATTTTGAAAGATTAGCGACATTTGCAAGATCACTTGGAAATAGAGATTTTGATAGGTTTTTTGCTGAATATTTGAGAATGTCTAATATTCGACAGAATGATCCTACTGAATTTGAAAATGCAAGAAAGTCAGCGATGAGTCTTTTTAAAGGGTATAAATCAAATGATGGTTTTAGTGAAAAAGATTGGGGAACGGGTAGTCGTGGTGATTATATTCAAATTGGTAATAGGAATATAGGCGCGGGGGCAACTAGTTTTCTTTTCGATGCATTAAAAGCTCAACAACGACAAGGAACGCGCGGCCCAGAATTTGATAGTCTTCAAAAAATGATAGGAATATTTGCCGACCAAGGTGGTATAAAGAATCCTGCTGGTTGGTGGAAACAGCTTGGTATAATACTTAAAGATGAGGTTTTAATTTATCTACAACAACAAACCAAGTTATATGAGACGATTAATGAGAGTGCTCAAATGACTGGTCAGCTTGCCGCAGATTATCGACAAGAATTAATGAAAGTATCACCAGAATTAACCCGATTAGGAATTCGTTTTGATGATATGGCAGATTCCGTTGCAAAACTACTTCAAGATTCAGGTAAATTTAAATTACTTAATGATGAAACCATTACACAAATGGGATTGGCAAGTAAATTTATTGGCGATATGAAGGATCTTGCTGGTATGGCTAAAAGTTTCGAAGATGTTGGATATGGTGTAAGAGATATGACCAAATTGGTTGAGCAAATGGGGTTTTCATCATTAAGAATTGGATTAAATGCTAGAAATACTATTGAGTTAGTTAATAAACATCTAGGTGAGTTAAATAGATATGGATTTAAAGAGGGGGTAGAAGGTCTGACAAAAATGGGTCAAAAATCTATTGAATTTAGAATGAACATGAGTGAAGTTCTTAAATTGGCAGATAGAGTTTGGGAACCAGATAAAGCATTAGAACTTGTTGCAAATTTACAGGTGATTGGCGGAGCTTTTGGTGATCTAAATGACCCAATTAAATTAATGTATATGGCAACGAACAATGTTGAAGGATTACAAGATGCATTAATTGGAGCAGCTAAATCATTAACCACATATAATAACGAACAGGGTAGATTTCAAATTACAGGGGCTAATTTGAGACGAGCAAAAGCAATGGCAGAAGAACTTGGAGTAACATATGAAGAGTTATCTAAAGGTGCAATTGCCGCGGCTGAAAGGACAAGAGCAGCATCAGATTTAATGATTTCAGGTCTTGTTATGAAAGAGGATGATAAAGAATTTTTAACAAACCTAGCTCAAATGAAGGAAGGAAGAATGGTTATTGAACTTCCTGGTACATTAAAAGAGAAATTTGAAGCGGATGAAATAGCATTAGAAGAATTAAATCAAACACAATTACAAGAAATTTTAACACGGAAAAAAGAATTTGAGAAGATAGATAGTATGGAAGATATTGCTCGAAGACAAGTAACTGCTGTTGAAAACATAGAAAGAGATTTATCGTTTGTTAGAGCAATGGTTAGAGTTAATGCGGGGGCACATTTCGGTACTTTATTGGAAAAAATTGGTATTACTCAAGATAATTTATCTGGTGAATCTAAAAAAATCTCTGAATATGTTGCAAAGCAAATAAAAACCAGTGATGTAATGATATCGGAAATGATGAAACAACTTCCTGAATTTGGAGAGTTAATAAAAGAAGAGGCAAGAATTAAAGCTGAATCAAAACCAAAAATTTATGAAACTCCAGAAAGGAGAGAGCCAACTGAGTTCACCCCAACCAGATCGGCGGAACCAACAACATCTAATGTAAAAATAGATTTTGAGTTTAAGAGTGATACAGTAACAGATGAATTCAGACGATTAATTATGAGAGACACCACCATTTTGGAAGAAACCAAAGAAAAATTTAAGAAATCATATATAGAATCTCCAATTTGAAAATAATCTATATTTTCAACTCGTATGTATTTATTATTAAAACAATATAATGCCAAGTTATCTAGATTTTAACTCAACCAAACATTTTAGAGATTTTATATTAAATAAGACTCTAACTGTGCCAAACGGTCCACAATCATTTACTGCTGAGAATTATATTGTTAACAGCACTGGAGACATGGTGAATAAGGATCTCGGTACTGTAGATACGAATAGAACAAATGATTTATTACAATCTCAAAAATCAAATTTATACAAACCAACAGAGTATTTTATAACCGAAAATATTAATACCGCACCAAGAAAAGCAAATCTTTCTTTATATCCATATTTTGTTAATCGAGATTATCGTAGCTTGGTGAGTGTTATGTCAACATCGAATTATGATAGTGAATCAGAATTAATGAGATTCGCCGCGTGGAATATAAGACAAAACCCAGAAGGTCCGATATTATCAAGGGTTGCCCAAAACTTATATTCTGCAACTGTTGGAAGGGTTAGGTTAATAGATGCTCTCCAAGGTAACATTGCAACTGCAACTAATATAATAACGGGTAGAGAACCGTTGGTGGAAAGTAACCCAAAGATTACAGTTGCTAGAACAGCAACAGGAAAAGCAATTGATTTTTTACAAACTGTTGGCGGAGTTGAATTTCCATGGGTGGAAATTCCTGGTGATTATTTATCAAACCCAAGAAATCCAAGTGGTGGGAATGTACGACCAGAAGCAAGAACAGAAATTGGGAGAGTAATACAAGATGCGACGGGAGTTCTTGGTTCATTACTTGGAATACAGAGAAGACCGACAACAACTAAAAAACCGTCCGATCTTTTTATCGAGTATATGGGTCAGAGACAAAAATCGATATTATTTGACAATTTATCATATTCAAAATACGCCCCTGATTATACAACGACCGCAAGATCACAGAACACATCAAAAATCTTCAATTTCATTGATAATACAACACAAAGTGTTAAAAATTTCCTTGGATTAGAAGCCCCAAAAGGTGTGGCATATATTGGTGATGATAGAGGAAATGATGTTAAATTTGCAATGAATGATTTTAATGACCGACCCGTAAAAAGTAGTCATTATTTATCATTAATGTTTGATGAGGTTCAAGCTAAATTATTTCAGAGAACCAAAAATATTGTTGAAGGTGGTGGAATTGCAGGTAAATTAACATGGATTAGCACAAAATCACGAAATAAATTAGGTGCAAACAATCTTGAATTTCCAGACGAAAGGTCACAATTCGATCCATCTTTATCAACCGAATTTAATTTTAGAAGTGATTCAATTTTAGGTTTAACTCAAGAAATTCTTGAAACAATGCCGACAGATGGCGGAGCGGCTCGGTCTCATGTTGCTAATGTGATTGATCAAACAAGTAGAGTTTTTAGGGAAGGTGATATAATGTTATCTAGAGGTTCTGCAATTAAATATGTAAACCAATTTACTCAACAAGAGAGTGGTGTTGAATATTGTCGTGTATGGACAAAAGATAGATCATACATGAACTATTCAGATACGATGAAAAGATCTGGAAATGTTAGAAAATTTGAAAGTAGTATTCTCGATAAACCTTGGAATTTAAATATTTATCCAAATTCAAATGGTTCAACAAACATTGTAGAACGAGGTGATGGTTTTTATGCGAAAAAATATATGTTTTCAATTGAAAATCTTGCATGGAAAACATCAAATACACCTGGATTTACATATTTTGACTTACCATATTGTGAAAGGGGTTCAAATAACGGTAGAATTATGTGGTTTCCACCATATGATCTAAAGATATCAGAACAAAGTAATGCTAGTTGGGAGAGTAATAAATTTTTAGGACGACCAGAACCAATATACACATATCAAAATACCGAGAGAATGGGTCAAGTTTCATTTAAAGTTATTGTTGACCACCCAAGCATCTTAAATTTGTTAGTTAGAGAACATTTTGAAGGAATGTCAGATGAAGAAGCTGACAATTACATTAATGCATTTTTTGCTGGTTGTGAAGAAATTGATTTTTATGGGTTAATAAGAAGATATACTACTTTAACTCCAAATGAAGTTGAGACGGTTAAAAAATATTTGAACGAGAATAAAGATAAGGAAACAGTAAAGACATATAAGACGGTATTTACTCCCGTAATCTCCGACACTCCAACGCCAAAAAACGAGCCTGAAGAAATCTCAATTTCAGCTGGATTACGATTTAAAAATAATTATCCACAAATAGGAAGTGACGATTTAAAAAGTACATTAAGGTTTGATGAACTATATGATGGATATATTGCATATTATGATGGTGGTGGGTATCTCATCGATCTGAATAAAGGTTTAAATATATTACGGAACTCATCAACATGGGGAAATAACCAAAAACAAGATTTTAGAGTTTTATATGGAATAGAGAGTACATTTACTAAACCGCCAGATTCGGTTTTTGTGGATGGTAATGTTGAAGTGGTTAACGCAATTAATAAAGGTTTTGATTTATTTAAAAACGATTTCGAGTCGATCGATAATCAACTTTCTTTAATAAAGTCCAAACTGGAAAAAAATGAGATAGATAATGTTTCGTTATTAATAAGATCAAGTACATCGTCTATTGCGGACGAGCATTATAATTTAAAACTATCATATAGAAGGAGTTATTCTATAATATGGTATATCGTCAACAGACTAGGTCTTAATCAAACCACAATTGATAATGCTATGGGTATGGTTCAATGGAGAAATAAACCAAATCCAACTGATGTACAGTCAAAAGAACCACCGATCATAATACCATTTAAGACATTGGGGTATGATATTGATGGTGATTTACAAATACAATATATTGAAAATATTGGTAAACAATCATTTGAAGATAGTGGTGAGATAAATGTTAAATGTACTGAGGAAAATAGAATCTTAACATCATCAGAATTAAAAATGACCGCACCTGTAACATTCTATTGTAGAACAACTTTTATTGTGTTGAAATACAAAGCGAGATTTCCCGATACTGAACCTATAAAACCACCTGTAGTGGTCGCTAGTTTGGTAGAAGATACGGATGTACCATCAGGTAATGTTCCCGCGCCACCAATCGATGAAATAAAGAGAATAATAATGAAAACATTATCAGAATGTTATTATTTTAAGAAACTTGAAGAAGATTCTCCTGTACAATTTTCATCATTGAAAGAAAAATTAAGATATTTTCACCCAGCGTTTCACTCAATGACACCGGAAGGTTTAAATACGAGACTAACATTTTTGCAACAATGTGTTAGACCAGGCGATACATTACCAATTAAGGGACTATCAGATGAGAGCGATCTGAATGCAAGAAACACAACATTCGGACCATCGCCAATTTGTGTATTACGAATTGGTGATTTTTATCACTCAAAAATTATAATAAGAGATGTTAATATAACCTTTGATGATAATGTCTGGGATTTAAATCCTGAAGGAATTGGTGTACAGCCAATGATTGCTAATGTCTCATTACAAATAAGTTTTATTGGCGGTCATGGACTGGAACGACCAGTTGAAAGATTACAAAACGCATTATCTTCTAATTTCTACGCCAATACCGAAATGTATGATCCAAGAGCAATTGCGACTGAGGACAGAAAATCTTTTTACGAACAGAATTTTAAGGTCGAGGATATTGAGTTTATGAATAAGAGAGATGCGGGTAATGTTGTCGCAAATGAAAATGATTTTATAACTGCAACAAATAAAATCAAAGAAGGGGAATACATTGGTGAATTTGTTGATGATTTTCTGGATTATACTGATTTAGTTGATGGTCATGATGAAAAACTTGGTGTTTACAGTCAAACCGAGAATTACACAAAAACATATATTAACGGATACAACTCAATTATTGCAAAATACGGAACAAATATTGGAAGTATGTTATTACATCCGAACTATAGAACAATAAAGGACTATATTGTACAAACAGGCGCGGGTACAGAAACTATTCAGTTATTAGGTAATTACAGAAAAGGGTATGAATTACCAGTATTGGTTGACAGTTTTAAATTAGTTATGTCAGGAAAAACGCTTACGGAAAATATTAGTACATTAATGGGATTTAATAAAGATTTACCAAATTCAGTCTTAGTAAAATCGGAAGAAATTCTAAAGCCAAAAGTAATGGAATTAATATTATCCGAAATAGATAATATAGACCAATCTGTTACAAAGAAAATAGAGATCGAAAGAAATAAATTAATATCGGTTTTAGATAAATTGAATTTTATCGTTGAAACCAGTGGCCATGATGGAAAGATAGAAAACAATGAATTTACCAGTTATGATTTTATTGGTTATACATACGATAAATTATATGGTGAATATAGTAATGTAATTAACTTTTTAAAAGACAATCAAAATAAATTTATCGACGACCTTGATACAAGTTATTTTTACGGTGAAATAACAATACCAACAGAACAATATTCAATATGTTTATCAGTATTATTGAG